CGCCAACCGCGAACCGCGCGGATCGACGATGACGTAACCGCGAATCGACCTGACATGCTCGCGGGTCCGGCCACCGCCGGAATTACCGTCATGCACCAGCCAGTCGTTGCCATCGACATGGCTCATTAACACCATGATGTGGCCGCTGCGCGCCGCCGCCATGCCGGGCGCCGGCGTGGCGCGCGGAAATTTCCTGATCCAGTTCGACGCCAGATTCAATTCGGGACGAATCTTGCCGAACACATAAAGCGACGCCTCGCAGCCACAGAACCGATGCGGACAACCGGCGGGCCTGCGGCCGACAATGACCGTGTTGCCGTTGGCGTCGACGTCGTAGGCTTGCGCGCTGGCGCGAGCGCGATCTGGGGTTTCAGCACGCGCGGCGGACGGGCGATCCGAACAACCGCGTTCGTTACAAACGACGACGGCGTCATTGGCGCGGCCCGCTGTCTGACGCCCGTTGCGGGGCGTCGCATCGGCGGTGGCCGCGGCTGCGATCGAAACGATCGCGATGAATAAAATAATCGCTTTGTTCAACATTGTATCACCATGCATCGGCGCGGCTTGTCGCCGCCAATTTGGCCTCTTTTTGGGCAGTCGGCCCGTCCGACAGATCGAACAGCCGAACCCTTTAGCCGCCCGCAAACGCGGCGGCGAAGCCATGCATGGAATAAGCTGACTCAGTAAGGTTAAGCGTAAAGGATTTCGCGATAACCAAATGGGTAGATGCGACATAATTGCACAGCGTTCGGCGCGTCGACGCTATTCTGAACAATCCGCAGGTCCAAACCGGCAATCGACCCGCTTCACAAATATTTCTTGTCGTCGCCCTGCAGAAAATCGCGAAGATTCGACATCACCGGAAAGCCGTAGCCGCTACCCGGCTTGTCGAAAAACAACTGGCCGGCTTCGTGATAGCTGCTCGAATAAATTTCAGCGCCGATGATTTGCAGCGCATGCAATAGCGCCTGCATTCCGTCGAAACCCCACACTGTCATGACGCGGTTTTCGTCGGGCCAATCGATTTCGTAGCGGCAGCTCCACGCCCCGGGGCTTTCGAATTCGGGCGCAAAAATGCGGATCGGAATTTTGATGTCGTTGCCGCCATCCCGCAGCGTCAATTCCCGGCTTGCAATTAACATGATGGGCCCCCACTGGCGAACGCACGGCACTAGTCGCGGTCGGTGCCATGCCTGCTATTTTCATATTCGATATTTTGAAACTCCTCCGGGAAATACTGTCGCTGCAAACCGTCGACAATCTCGTGACCGCGGATGATGAGCCCCATCGCGGGCCAATCGGTTTCATGCTGGGGCACATCGATGGCGACGACGATTTCCCAATCCGGAAAGTCCACCAGCGTCTTCTGCAGCGAACTAACAACCTCCGGCCGGATCAGATTTAGATTTTGGATTTCGACCTTTTGCTGGCGGTTCCCCCAGTTGTCGTCCAACAGCCAATAATCCGCGTTCCCAAAAGCATCCTCCCGGCCGAAACGCTGAAGCGTTTCGCTCAACGCGGTGTAGAGGCGTTCCCAATGCTCTTCTTGGTCCGAATTCTTGGCTGTGCCCATAGCTTCATTTTATTCATTTCAGAAGCCGGCACCGCATTAATTTGCGCCATCGTTCACAACCTCCTCACCCTTGGCTGCCCCTTAGCCGCGAACGTCAGCGCCGACACCGCCCAGACCAGCGCGTCGAGCCGGTCCGGCGACCTCCCCGACGACAGGCCGTCGAGCCCGAAGTCGCACATTTCATCTTCGGCACCTTAAGGTGTTGGGATAGCTAGGCTTTTGTTTTACTGTTTTGCGGTGTTTTACAGTCTTGTTCGCCGCTCGTTCTTTTCAGCGTCAGCAATGCAGCTTGCCCGCTCGTCTTGCGATCCGCGAAGCGGCAATAGCGTTCGATCATCGGAAGCGACATGCCAACGATGTCGCCAATCTGGCCGGTCGAAAGGCCAGCACGCCGCAGTCGGATAACAGCCGTGCAGCGCAAGCCGTGCAGCGTCACGCCAGCAAGCTCCGGTATCTTGTCACGCGCCTCAGCGAAATGCGTCGAGAACAACTTGCGCGTAAACCGTTTGCCGTTGGCGCGCCCGCCCTCTTGCAATAAGAACGGTCCCGGCCGCTTTTCCCAGGTCGCCATTTCCGACGCCAGTTCGGGCACAATCGGGCACCACACGTCCCGCTTGCGCTTTTGCGTCGTGAGAGAGAACCCGCCGTCGTCTATATCGGTCCAGCCGAGCCGCACGGCATCGCTGCCGCGCATTCCCGTGAACATGTAGAGGATGACGCCGCGTCGGATGACGCCGGTTAGCTTCGTGACCGCCGCCTCGATTTGTTCGGGCGTCCAAGGTTTGTGCCCCGTATCCTTTGCATAGGGCTTCACACCTTCGGTCAGGCTGTGCTCGATATGGTCGCGCACTCGCGCCCAGGTCGACAGCGCCCGCATTGCGCTCAGGAAATTATTGGCCTTGCCCGGAGTGCCGGCGAGGCCATCCATGATGGCTTGCACATGGACCGGTCGCAGACCTTTGGCCGGCAAGTCGCCCCACGCGGTGCGCGCCGTGCGCAGCGCCCGCTCATATTGGTCGATGGTGCCAGCGGTGATCGTGCCCGACGTGCGGATGAACTCAAGATATCCGTCGAGCACCGCTCCGAAGGTGTCGACCGGCACTGAGCCGGTCACGCCCTGCGCTTGCCGAATAGCATTCCAGAACTCAGGCGAATGCGGATCGTTCGGCAGCGGCACGCGCGCCCCGGCGTGATCAGTCCCGCGCGCCGGCTGATAGTAGAAATATTCGCGCCCGCGTGCGATAACCCGGTGCACTCCTTTCGGCAGTTTCACGGTCGCCCTATTGCGTTGACGTAGCATTGCGCGCCCCCGCTAGAAATGGATCATTCCCCGCCTCGACTACCCGACCTCCCGACAAGGAGGCGAGCGCCAATTGTACGTCTGCCCAGCACCAGCGGACACAACCAGACGACAGCTTGACCGGCGGCGGCAGCACACCACGCCGCACCATTTCGTGCACCGTCGTTTCCGACACGTCCATCTCCCGCGCCAGCGAGGCGCAAGAGAGATAGGACGGCGGGCGATCGACGGGCATCGGCATCACGTCACCACACCCGTAAGGGCATTAGAAGTCCCTCGACCGCGCCCGGCAGCTTCGCCACGGTCGCGTTGACCACGATCGCCTCTCGGTTTTCGTACATGGTCGCGACTTGGCGCTTGATCGCGGTCAGGATCGGCGCCGGCACCGTGGACACGGGCGGGCTATCGTCGCTCGTATAGCCGGCGCGGAAGCGTACCAGGACGTTCTCGGCGCGCTTGGCGATGCCCGGCCACTTCTTGCCGCTCTTGAGTACAACGCGGGCCTTGCCAAAGCCGCCGACCCCGACGACCTCATAGTCGTCGGTCGAGAGTGTCTGCAAGGCATCGTTGGTGTCGTAGTACTTGACGCTCTCGATCGCGATCAGCGGCGGCAACGGCACCTTAATCTCATTGCCGCAGAACTCCGCAAGCCGCAGCTCCCATGTCTGATTACCGATCGCGCGGCCGAGCCATCCGTCGCGGCCGTCGATATTCTGGATTGCAGTCGCGATGTAGCTTTCGATCAGCTCGTCGTCGTCGGAAAAATCAACCCGCATGTGCAGCTTGGCATCGGCGACAGTGAGAATGTCGGCGGCGTCGGGTGCCTCGATCGGATAGAGCGGCATTGGTCACTCCTGCGCTGCGCTGCCGCCGTTGCGATCGGCGATCGGTCGGCCGGTCTGCTCGGGCTGCATGTTTGAAGGCGAGAGATAGACCTCCGCGTCGGCATCGGTGCGCGGGTTTGCCTTCTCAAATTTCCGCAATTCGTTGGCGTTGTAGACGCCGATCTCGCGGGCGATCCGGTAGCTCTGAAAGCGCGTGAGCATGTCGCCGCGCATTAGTAGGTCCGCGTCGAACTCGACCTCGTAAGATCGCCGCGCTGCCGTCGACAGCAGGCTATGCTCAATCGCACGTTCCCATTTGTTTAGCCAAGGCATGATGCAATGGCTGTAGAACCAGCGGCCGACCTCTTGGATTGAGGCGTTATTTCCGCCCTGATAATCGCCGATTACTGGACCCGGCACGCGATAGATGCGCGCCAGTTGTTCGCACGAGAAGCGCCGGCTTTCGAGCATTTGCGCGTCGTCGGGCGAGACTGAGATTTGCTGCCACTTCAACCCCTCTTCAAGCACGGCCACCTCGCCGGCCTTTTCCGAGCCGCTATATGTCGCCTTGAAGCTGTCCCGCAGGTTCTTGGTTGCTTCCTCACCCAGGTGCTCCGGGTGCATCAGAATGCCGGACATGCTGGCGCCGTTGCGGAACGTCGAGGCCGCATAGCGTTCCGTGGCCAGTGCGGTGCCGAACGTCTCCCGCGTGCGGGCGAGCCGGGACTTGCCGACAATTCCGTCGTCGCTGCGATCCTTGATGTGAAACATTTCCTCGGGCAGCAGTCGGCGCGTGCCGCCATCCGGCAGTGACACGTCATAGGCATAGCGGCCCGTGCGAGGAATGCGCACCACACTGACATGATCCGGGTGGAACGGGTTAAGGCCGACGACCTGGCCCCGGTTGTCGCGCACGATCTCGGCATAGGCATTGCCGCGCAAGAGGCAATGCGCGGTCTGCATCTCAATAAACTCGCTCATAGTCTGGCGAGTGTTGGCGTCCCCGGTGAAGATCTGCGCGAGCGGGTGTGCGAAATCCTCCACGCGTGCCCCGCCCGCCATCTTCCGGTAAAGGTGTGGCGGGCAAATTGCTGTCGTTTCGCTGATCGCCTGCGTGCAGGCAAAAACGGTCGACAAGTTTTCGGCGAGGTACGGCGACACGGGTACGCCGGCATCGGTGCCATAGTCGGCCCCGGTTTTAAGCAAATCCCATGTCGTCGGCGTCGACCGCTTCTCAGTCGAGATCGTGCTCGCGTGCTGTTGCATGGTCACACCGTTTCCAGATAGCGCCGGAGCGACCGCAGACGCGGCGTCGGCGCGAATTTGATTTCAAAGCTGCGGCGGGCGACCGACGTGTCGAGGTAGGCGGGCTGCGCCGTGATTGTGATCTCGTGCAGGTCCACGTCGACAAGCTCGCGCACCACCTTGTCGCCGCGCACCTCCCAACGGTCGCCGCCGGCGGGTGTCGAAAAGGCGAAGCTCGCGCCGCGCACGTCGCCGCGCTCGACACTGACAAGCAGGTCGCGCGCGGCCGTGGTGTCTGGCACGTCGATCTCGAAGGCGAGGCCCTTGTCGTCCTCGATCAATCGCAGCGTACCAGCGGAACGCCGGCCGAGCACGAGCTGGGGCATGTGTTGCACGAGCGCGAGAGGATCGCGATCGGTCTTAAGCGTGCGCTTGAAAGCGCCGGGCAGTACGATCTCGGTAAAGCCTCCCAGGTCTTGCGACGGGGAGTTGAAGATCGCGGCATGGCCGACGAGCCGGGGGGATTTCTTATCTCCCCCGGCCCGCAGCTCGATCGCGACCCTGCGCTCGACGGCCTTCATGGGTCACGCCGCCAAGGTTGCATGGGCGAACGCTTCGCCGTGGCGCACGGCCACGTCAACGTCGCGCATGGCCCGCACGAGCACCCGGCCCTTTGCATAGGCCGTCGTCTCGTAAGGGTTGACCAGGATGTCAATGCCGGACCAGTAGCCGATCAGCAGTTGCGACCAGTCGCCGAACAACGCCAGCGAGGTTTGCGGGCTGTCGTCCGTGGTCAAGGCCGTCGTCTTGGCGGCCGGATAGCCCGCCAGCTCATTCGGGCTTTCCATGATCATAACGCTGTCCGTGCTGCTCACCTTGGCGGTCGACCGCAACAGTTTTACGCCATGCGGCGACATGGCCCACGCGAGCGATCCGAGCGCGGCGTCGTCGCTCTCGATCCGTGCAGCGAACTCCAACACCTCCGCCCATGTCGGCGTCATGGTCGGCAGAGCGTGAGCGCCGGTCGCGTGCAGGATGCCGATCGGCGTGTTGCCGCTGCCGTCGCCGACCATGGCCTGATAGTCGATCGCGCCGGCCACCACGCTGGCGAGATCGTTGCGGACGATCTGCTCAACGCTAGGAGACGCCGATAAGAGCGTGCGCCGGCTGTAGCTCGTCATGGCGCCGACCGTCTTGGGTGCAAGCGTCACGTCGTCGAAGGCGGCATCGGTTTCCGTGAGCGAGCCGTCCTCGCCGACCCATTGCGCCGTGCTCGATCCGGTCCCGCGCGGAATGTCGACCGTTCCGACAAGGCCGTCGAGGATGGTGGCGCCGAGCCGCCCGGTCACGAGCGCCGCGCGCAGCCGGTCGATATAGAGATCGGCTCGGTGCACGTTCGGCACGAGATCGGCCGCGCTCGATCCAACGAGCAACGTCCGACGTTCCTGCAAGAACACCTGATCGGGAACGGCGATGCCCTGGAATACGCGGCCACTGCGGCGCGCGACCTCTGCGGAAATCTCGCGCTCGAAGCCGGCGTCCACGTTGCCGCCACCAACATCACGCGGCAGCGAGGCGCGGATCGCCTTGGTGATCGAGAAATCGCGTGCGCGTTCCTCGAAGGCGCCGTCGCCGAGACGGCCGTGCACGATCGCGGGCGCGCTGCGTTCGGCATCGGCGAGGGTCTGTGCGCGGCCGATCTTCTTGTCGAGATCGCCGATATCTTTTTTGAGATCGCCGAACTTCTTGTCCTCGTCGGACGTGAGATCACGCTTTTCGGTTTCAGCAAGGTCGGAGAGCGCGCGCATAGCTACGACAGCATTTGCGCGCGCCTCCTGTAGTTCATGAAGCTTCATGGTAGTTCTCCATCAAGAGGGAAAGGCGCGTCTCACGACGGGCCGAACGATCCATCGGGCCGGACCATCCGGCACGGGGACATACCGCCTCACGGCGGGATAGCTGCGGCGTCGCAAGCGAAGGGTTTTGAGTGCCCCGACGCGGGCCAGACGAACCGACCCCTTCGCTCTTGTTGGCCGCGCCGCGCGGCCTCCGGATTTTTGCCGGTTCGAATTTCATGCGTGGCCTATCGCCCCGCTGTTGGCCTTGGATATTTCCAAGGTGCGCGTGATGATCGAGAATGAGTAAGAGCGGGTCGCGGCGAGAACTTGCTCGCGCGTCAGGTCTGGAAATTCCTCTCCGATCCATGTCTCGATCTCAGCAAACATCGCGACAATTTTTTCGCCACGTTCCTCTATCGGTACGAGCGCCAGTTCCAGCGCCGGGCCGTCGATCCATTCCTTTTGGAAGTCGCTGCGGTCGTTCATTTGAACACCTCCGCAATGGCGAGGATGGTCCGCTGCGTCACCGCTTCCGACCCCTGCACGTCGTGTTCCTCCGAACGCTTGCGAAGCTCGCGGAATTTGCGGTGTGCTTCGCGGTTGCGCGCCTTGTCGACGCCGTAGCTGATCTTGGCCTCGTGCAAGAGCGGTGTATGAAAACCGATCTCCATCGGCTGCACGAGTTCGCCGTCGCGCATGCGCTCCGGAAGCGGCGGATGCTCAAGTGTCTTGAAGGCTTCGCGCCATGCGTTGATATAGCCCTCGACGAGCGGCAACGCCGGCTGACAGTAGAGCCGCGCCGTCGTCCAATAACGGTTGACCTCGATCTTGTAGCCCTTCGTGGTGTCGATAAAAGTCTCGATCGTGCCGTCGACGTGACGGTCGAGCAGCCAACCGATCATGCCGGCGAACGACATGTCGGCGGGCCAGCCGAACATGGCACACTGACAATCGAGGATAGGATCGGTGCGATTTTCACCGCCTAGAACTGCGCTCGGATTGCCGATGCTGTCGTGCACGATCAGGTCGCCAACCTCGCGCGCATTCTCGGCAGCAGCAGTCGGCGAGCCGCGCATGACGGCCGCTAGCATGTAGCCCGCCAACGTCGTCGTAAGCGGCGGGCCACCACCGCCGCGCCGCGTCTTAGGCAACACTTTCCCGCTGCGGAGACCACGCGAATACGCTTCGATCGTCGCGGGGCGCATCCCACGGACCTTCGCTAGCGCCTGATTGAAACCGTGAACCGATGCCATTTTGCCGCCCAAATCAAATCAGGACAGCAGGTTCGTCGATTTTTACGAACAAGTCAAGAAAGTTCGTGATAAGATACAAACTGTGGAAAACGACCCGGCTAGCTTGTCTGGGGAGTAAACCGGATCACTATCCCACTGGCCCCACAAAAAAGGATGATGCTCACATGAAGTTCTCTGAAATGTTCGAGCGCGCAATTGACGATCTTAAGGGCCGCCGGGCCAGCCTCGCTATTTCTATCGCCAAGGATGGCGCGAAGGAAAATCAGATCGGCGACCTTGCCGACTTGCAGCAGGCGATTGCGGCATTGGAAATCGTAAAGAATGATCACAAAGGTTTTGATTGAACCCGTCCGGCGCACAGGAAGGATGAGCTATGACTACACCCGAAATTATTGATCTACCGCCCGCAGGATGGTTTCCGCTCGACGTGATGAAGTCGAGCGGCGGCCGCAAAGGGGATTGGTGCGCGCTCATGGTCGACGTGCACCCCGACGAGTTGAAGCACTGCCACTGCAAGACAGCGTTCCTCTACGTCCACCCGAACGACTACAAGCCGGACGGCAACCGCACGGCGCAAGAGGCATGGGTCCGCGTACCCGGCAAACATCGGAACAAGGAAGCCGCTTGGAACGCGCTGCACGACGTAATCAGCACGCCCGGCCACTAAGCAACCTTCACAGCCACAAGGCCGCGCGTCTTGTAGATGCTTTCCTTTTTCGGGGCGACCTTCACGGCCGCCCCGATTGCCATTGTAGCCGCGACAAGACCGTCAATGCGTCCGGTCTGCCGTTCCTTCACTAGCTTCCGCGCTCCGGTCGGATCGCTCACAGTGACCGCGTTCGCGACACACATGTCGAGCACCGGGTGCCCAGGGTGCCGCAACTCGCGCCGCAGCACCGCCGTCTCTACCGCGTCGATTGCGGGCCCCATGTCGCGCCAGCCTTGGCCGAATTCCATCATTTCGATTTTCACGCTCGCGTCGGCCATCAGCCGCTTGATTTCGTCGAGCCGCCAGCGATCGGCAGCGCAGAATTGCACGTCGAAATCTTTCGTCAGCTCGCCCATGCGATGCACCACGAATGACTTGTCGATCGCGCGGCCGGGCGTTGCCTCGATGTGACCTTGCCGATGCCACAGTCGGTAGGGGACATGATCGCGGCGCTCGGCTTCCTCAAGATTGTCGAGCGGCATCCAAAACCAGCACGTGAGATCGCGCGTCTGAGGAAACCACGCGGCGAGCGCCGTGAGATCGGTTGTCGACGAGAGATCGAGGCCGAGAATGCACCGCTGTTTCGAAAGCGCCATCTGCCCGAACAAGCCGGCCGTTGCGTCATGTTTGCAGGCGTGCCAATCGCGCGCATTCAGAAAACGCGCTGTCGCGTCAACGGGCTGGTTCAAGTACAATAAACGAAAGCTAGGCTCGCGGGCAGGCAGCGACTTAGCCTGCTCGGCCGCCGATCGCATTTCGTCGAGAGATCGGAAATCGCCGAGCGCCGGATTGCACGCGCGCCATGTTTCCTCCGACCACGGATCAGCATCATCGGGCGCCGAGTAGATGACGGGTAAAAAGGTGTCGTCGGTGATTGCGCCGTCGAGCACGCGCCGGCCGTATTGAACCAACTCGCTCATGATGTGGTTCTTATCGTGACTTTGCGTCGAGATCACCACGAACAATGGCTCGGCGCGCGCCGCGCCGCCCGTCGTGAGCGCGTCATAGAGATCGCGCTTAGGCCAAACCGCCAATTCATCGAGCACCGCGAAACTGACATTTAATCCGTGGGCCTTTTTCGCATCGCTCGACAGCGCCTCATAGGTCGAGCCGGTCACGGTATCCTCAAGGCTTTTCGAGTGCTCGCGGATGATGACGCGATCGCATAGCTTCTCGTCGGCGCGAACGAACGCGATCAGCTCGCGCAAGATCAGCGCCGCTTGTTTCCGATCGGCAGCGGCCGAATAGACCTGTCCGCGCTGCTCGGCTTCCGGCCCGACGAGGTGACACAATGCCAGCGCCGCGGCGAGCTGGGTTTTGCCGTTCTTGCGCGGGATCGTGAGCAGCACCTGGCGCTTGATGCGATGGCCGTTCTCGTCGACCGCATAGATTGCTTCGATAATTTTTCGCTGCCAGTCCCGCAATAGGAACGGTTTGCCGGCGTGCATTCCCGACGTGATGGAGAGGCTTTCAATAAACGCGACGACCCGGCCGGCGCGCGTCAATCCCGGCGCTTCCCAAGGCATCGCTGCGGGTTTTCGACCCCGTTTCGAAGGGGTCGCGCGTTTCACCGGCTTTGCTCCAACACCTCGTAAGCCCATGATTTAATTCTCGTAAGTAAGTGTGCGCGAAGGTACCCCGCCGGTCCGGGCGGCGCGACGTTCTGATGTTCGAACCCCCGCCCCTCCGGTGAACCAAGGGTGCAGCGGATCGCGTGGCGATCCATCGGCGAAGCATCCCTTCACCACGAGCTTGCCTGCATTGGCTCGCTCGCCTGTCCTTGTTTCTTTTACCGCATGATCATGGTCCTTGCAGAGCGAGCGCAGGTTCCACAATGCGTCAGCACCACCAGCACGCCGCGCCTTGATATGGTCGACCGCATAAGCAGGCCGCCCGCACCCAGGCACGACGCACGTAAAGAGATCACGTCGCAGCACCGCCTTGCGCAGCGACTGCCATGCCTTGGTCTTGTAATACGGGTCCGCGATCTTGCTCATGACGCGGTGGTGTGCAGTTCGAGGCCAGCCCTGCGATCCAGTTCGCGGACCTCGTGAATGTCGTGCACCTGCCCAGCATAGACGACACGGTGCGCCGTGCTGACACCGGCGCGCCAGCGCAAGCGAAAGACGACGCGCCGCTCGGCAGTGGTGGCACCGGCAGACAGAAACTCACACCCACCCGTCTGCAACACCGCAGCGGCCACGGTCGCATACGTTGTCCACGTCTCGATACCGCCGCCACCACCATCGTCTACAAACTCGAACGACTGTAGCTCGATTTGCCGATCCAGATCACCCGCTCGCATCTCATCCCCTCCTGCGGTAGCGGTTTGGAGGCTCGGCCGTGCACCACGGCACCCCTCGGATAGCCCCTTGCGGCCTTTCCGCTTGTGCAAACCCCTCTTTCTGTAAATCTGTGTTCTTCGTGGTGCTCGCCAAATTCACCGTTTTGGACCCTATCGGGCGATGCGCTGACGGTCCGCGCTTGAGCCAGGCCCGCCACTCCGCAGACGCGATGTCGATCAGGTTCGATAGATGCTTGCGGCCGGGCACCGGCCGCTCCGTGATCCTGATATGATTGAGCCGCCGAGCCTCGTGCAGGGTGGTTTGCACTGTCGTCCGGCAGACACCCGCCAGCGCCGCAATCTTGTCGATCGGCAGGTCGCAGACGCCGTGGTGCTTGATCTCACCCGCGATGATGCAAAGCACGGCCCGTTGGCCTTCCGTGTAATGGTGGCGCAGCGTGTCAGGCAGGGCGCTTGACCCGCCGAGCCGACGGCGACGATCTCGCGAGGCTTGTCGGTCTGGCGAGCGTGGCCGTTGGCGTGGCGTGAACCGACTGCCAACGCGACCGGACAACCTGCCGATGGGCTTCATGGTGACAGTGCCCGGCACGCTGGACTGTCGGCGTCCAAGGGGACGCCGTTTGTCGAGTGCAGCGTTTAGGAAGGTCGCCTCGTCGTCGGCGAACTCGCCCTTGCCCCAACAATGCCAAAGCTGGCGGCCGAGGTTGTCGAGATGATCGGGCGATGCCGCAGCGTTGATCTTATCATAGAACGTAGATGCAGCGGGACCGAGAGCGTTCATTGCTCGCCCCCGTCGTTGAGCAACCCAAGCTCTTGTGCGCGGACAAGAGCTTGGCTGATCGCGTCGGCGAGCGCCGGCAGATGCTTGAGGGACAACATGATGCCCGATTTGCCGGGCTTAAGCGTGGCGCCATCGTGATACCAAGTGCGGGCATCGATGGTGTGCCTGCCATTGTACTGATTGAGCGCGACCCGCACGACCTCGCGGGCGTTGCGGTCCCATTCGGCGATCACCAGCGGGAATTCTGTTTTACAATTGCCTTGTTTGTTCTGATCCCGTTCACGGTTTTCCGCAGTCCGCTTGGAAAGCGCAACCTTATGGTTTTGTTGCGTAATTTCCGGCTCTGTTAAATTCGCACATCTCGTCTTCCAGCGCCGGGAACGTGCCGGCGTGCTTGACCCTGCCCTGCTCGTAGAGCTGCGACACCGGCTCGGCGCGGTGATACTTGCCGCGCGTGGCGCGCACCGCGATCACCGGCACCTCGTTGTCGGCTTCGCCGATCACGGCCTTGACCATGTCGCCGCCCTGGTTGACCTCGGCGATCAGCGAGTCGGCCTCCAGCCTGTGCCACAGCGCCACCGCCTTCATCGCCCAGCCTTGCGGCGTGAGACCTGTCACGGTGGCGTCCTCGATCACATAGACCGTGCCGTCGGCGGCGCGGCCGGCCGCGACGATGCCGCAGGCGTCGGCACCTTTCTTGGCGGAAGCCGGCGGATCGACCGCGACAACAATGCGCTGTAAAGGCGGCGCGGCGGCGACGCGGCAGCTTTCCAAGTCGGCGCGCGTCCAGAGCGCGTCGTTGCGCTCCTCGACGATCTCGCCCTCGATCTCCTGGCGGCCGAGCCGCGTGCCGCCGTAACGCGCCATCACATGGCCGAAAAAGGCCGGCGCCAGATTGCGGGCGTTCGCCGCGGTGCCGGCGCGCGTCAGCGCGGTCGCCGGATCGGCGATCAGTTTTTTGAGCAAGCGAATCGGCCGCGGCGTGGTCGTCACCACTTGCCGCGGCCGCCGGCCAAGGCGCAGTCCGAACTGCAGATTGTCAAAGGTTGCTTCGGCATGACGCCACTTGGCTAGCTCATCGCACCAGGCGGCGGAAAATTGCGCGCCGCGCAGCGCTTCGTAATTCTCCGCCGTGAAAATTTCCGCCACCGCGCCGTTTTTCCATTCCAGCCGCCGGCGCGACGCCAGCCATCGCGGCCGGTCGCGGCCGCGATGAATTGCGAGCAGGCCGGAGACGCCCTCGATCATCACCGAACGGACTTCGTGCTCGCTCTCGCCGACCAGCGCGATGCGCGCCTTTGGGTCGGCGGCGGCGACGCTGCGCACCCATTCCGCGCCGGCGCGGGTCTTGCCGGCGCCGCGGCCGCCGAGGATCAGCCAGGTCGTCCAGTCGCCGCCGCCACTGGCGCGCTCGGGCGGCTTCTGGTGCGGGTGCGCAAACTCGGAGAAATAGCCGTAATAATAGTCAGCATCCTGTGGCGGCAGCCCCAGGATCCCCTGCGTCACGATCCGCGCCATCGGATCCGGTCTCAGCGTCGATAAGCGCATGAAGGCGTCGCGCAAGCTCCGCCCGGATGTCGTCGATGTCGCGGGGGAGCAGGTCGTCTTCGTCGTCGAATTCATCTTGCGGTGTCTCGTCTTCCGGCTTGGTCATGGCCGACATTTCCTGCAGCGCGCGGGCAACGGCGGCGAGCGTGCGCGCGCTGCGCTCGATGCCGCTTTCGTCGGCCGGCCCGGCTTTGGCGAGTATGTGATCGATCGCCGCGAGGCTGGTCGCCACCGTGTGCTGAATGTGCACGGCGTTGGCGCGGCGCAGTTCGGCTTCGTCGGCCGATGCGTTTGCCGGCAGGGCCGCCGGAGCGGCTTCGCCAGCCGCCAAGGCGGGCGGCGCCGGCGTCGCGGCAACGAGCGCGCGGTCGGTCTCGATGCGCGGCGCGCGGCACGGCACCCAGCGCCAGTCGATAATCCGGCGCGCCAATGTGCGCGGCGAAACGCCGACCAGCGCGGCGATCGCCGCCACCGGCGTCTGCGTCAGTTCATAAAGTTGCTTGGCCTCGGCGATGCGCTCCGGCGCGATCGCGATTTGCTTGCCAGCCATGACAAACCTCCCCCTCTGCTTCCCTTGGCTCCCCTCGGCGCCGCAATAAAAAACGCGCCGGCAAAACCGGCGCGTTTTGAAAACTTGTCCGTCTTTTCGGCCGCGGTCGCGGTTTCGGTCGCCATGCCAGCTGCGGCGGCCCGTTCCATCGCGGTCCGCGTCCGAACGCAATTGTGGAGCATGGCCCTTATATAGCCGACCAGCGTCACGCTGTCAATATAGTCCTAGGACTTTTTTCTAAAAATTTTCAGGCCGGCCTCAAACCGCCCGCCGCGCCAAAAAAACCAAAGGACCAAAGAAGTTAGCGCGTATTGTCGGACTGGCAGGAACGCGGCCCCTGCTCCCAAATCCAGCCGCATTTGGTGCAGCCGCCGAGCGACAGCCCGAGCACGGCCAGGCAAAGAATCGTGGCAAGCTGTTTTGTCATGGCCGCAGTCTAGCCGATTGCCGCCGTCGCGGCGACCGGCAATTCCGCCGGTTTGACCGCGCGCAATGCGGCCGGCGCGGGTAGGACGCTATGAAGTCGGATATGGAAGACCTCCCCGCCATCGCCCCGGCGCCGGCCCTGCGCCGCCGGCTCGGCCTTCCCCTGCTCGTGCTTTATGGCGTCGGCATCACCATCGGCGCGGGCATATACGTGCTGATCGGCGCGGTTGCCGGCCACGCCGGGCGTTATGCGCCGTGGTCCTTTGTCCTCGCCGCCATCGCGATGGCCTTCACTGTCGGCTCTTACATGGAATTGGCGACGCGCTATCCGGTCAGCGCCGGCGAAGCGGCCTACGTCCGGGCCGCCTTTGGCTCGCGTTGGGCCTCGACCTTAACCGGCCTTTTGACCATCGCGATCGGCATCGTGTCGTCGGCGACCGTCGCACTCGGCGCCGCCGGCTATATCGGGGAGTTCATCGACGTGCCACAAGGCATCATCGTGGTTGCGGTGGTGGCGGCGCTCGGATTGGTCGCGGCCTGGGGCATTCTGGAATCGGTGCTGCTCGCAGGCCTGTTCACTCTGATCGAAGCCGGCGGGCTGATCGCCATTATTGCCGCGGCGCTTTACGCCGATGTGCCGTTCGCCGCCGTCATCGTCGAACCGCCGCCGCTCGATGCCCATGTGTTGTCGGGCATCGCCTTTGCCAGTCTGCTCGCGTTTTTCGCTTTCATCGGCTTTGAGGATCTTGCCAACATCGTCGAAGAGGCGAAAGACCCGCAGCGCGACGTTCCGCGCGCGATGGTGCTGACGCTGGTCATTTCGACGGTGCTTTATATCGCGGTCGCCGCGATTGCCGTCACCGCCGTGCCGGTTGCCGAGCTGGCCGCGTCGCCAGCGCCGCTCAGTCTGGTGTTTCGGTCGATCAGCAACATCAGCCCGGCCACCATCAGCCTGATCGCCATCGTCGCCACGCTCAATACGATTTTAGCGCAGCTCACGATGGCCGCCCGCGTCGTCTACGGCCTATCCAAAAGCAACGAACTGCCGCGCTTTCTTGGCGATGTGCATGCAACAACCGCGACGCCGGTCATCGCCACCGCCTTGATTGCACTTGCGACCATCGCGCTCGCCTTGTTCGTTCCATTCGAACGTCTGGCGGAAAGCACCTCGCTGACGACGCTCTTTGTCTTTGCTTTGGTCAATCTGGCGCTATTGCGGTTGCGGCACAAACGAATTGCCAGCCAAAGTCCGCATGTCCGCGTGCCGCTTTGGGTGCCGATCGCCGGTCTTGCGACCTGCCTGGCGATGATGGCGGCGGTCACTCTCGGCTAGCCGCAGATTTTGAGCCAGCGAAAATAGCCAAGTCATACCCTGCGATGGCCCTTCGGGCGCCCGCGCGATGGGCATTCGCTTTGCCGCCTGTCCGTCTTGCAGGATGGCCGGAAATGCGTGAGTATTCATGTTGGTTCCGGGGCATCTTGGAAATCCGGGCTTAGACATGGCCGACTGCCGTGTGTCACGGGCGGGCGGCTCCCAATAAACTTCAAGAGAGGGAGAGCCTCGATGAAAAAAGCACCGCATTTGACTTGCACGATTGCCGCGCTCGCATTGTCCGGGTTTGCGTCAGCGCCGGCTGCTGCCACCGACATTCCTTGTACGACGGCCAAGCTGATCGTGCCGTGGGGCGCCGGCGGCGACACTTACATCATTTTCAAGATTTTCGAGGACACGGTAAACCGCCTCAACGCCGATAAGAAAATCCAGGTCGTCACCGTGGCCGGTCAAGGCGGCAACAAGGGCGCCAAGGAAGCCGCGAAAGCAAAGCCCGATGGCTGCACGCTGTTCGCCATTCATCAGAGCGCCATCATCTCTTATCTGAACGGACGCATCGATTTCACCTGGGACGCATTCGACCCCGTCGCCAAGGTTGCGAGCACGCCCGACGTTATGGCCGCCTCGGGTAAATCCGGGATCAAATCGTTCGCCGACATGGTGAAGATGGCCAAGGCGAAGCCCGGCGAAGTGACCGTCGCGGCGACCTTTGGATCGACCAGCCAGTTCTCGTGGTTGATTCTCGAAGACAAGCTTGGGGTCAAGTTCAAGTTTGTGCCCTTCGACGGTACGGCTCAACGCATGACGGCGCTGCTTGCCAATACGGTTCAGTTGGGCGCGACCAACGTGACGACGTCGAAAAAGCACTTCGACGGTGGCGACCTCGTTCCGCTGGTCTTGCTGGCGCCCGAGCACTCGAAGTCCTTGCCGAAGATTCCGACATCGAAGGAATTGAAGGTCGATCTCAATTATGCGCTTGAGCGCGGCGTCATGGCGCCAAAGGGCACGCCCAAGGATGTGATCGCCTATTGGGCCGGCGTGTTCAAGAAGGCGGCTCAGGATCCCGACCTGCAGAAGCAATTCCAGGCCAAGGAGACCGAAGTCGGCTTTCTCGGACCGGATGAATACCGCGCCTGGTTCAAGAAGGAATATGACGACCACGAAAAGGTCGCGATCAAGATCGGCATGTATAAGAAGAAGTAGCGGTTTGCATTGACGCGGCGCGGCGCCGGACCCTTTACAAGGGTCCGGCCAGCGCATGGACACACCCTCATGACTATTCATTTGCGTGCTAGCCGATGAGCCGCGTTAACCGCGATAGCATCATTGCCGCTGTGCTCATGGCGTTTACGGGTGCCGCATTCTGGGCCACGTTCGGTATCATCACGCGGGATGACGGCATCATGCAAGCCACGGTGTGGCCGCGCGCGATTCTGGCCCTCATGATCATATTAAGCTTCGTCTACTTCGTTCGCTCGTTGCGTGGAATGGATGACGATAGTGGGCTTGCCGGTCAGCGCGGCTTCGTTGCTTGGTTCAATTATTACCGCAATCCGCTTGGCTGCTTTGCACTTTATTTTGTATTTCTGGCGACGCTGCCCTACCTCGGCATACTGATTGGCGGCGTATTGCTCGTCTTCCTGCTGTTGAGCCTGCTCGGCGGCATTGAACGGCAAAAGCTGCTCTCGCATGCGGCCATCGCTGTGTTTTCGATTGGCGGCATGTGGGCGATCTTTACGTTTGCGCTCAAGGTCATCTTGCCCGCCGGCGAAATCCTTCCATTGTTTTACAGGATGTAACCGCCGATGCTTGAACACGTCGTTGCGGCTTTCCTGGCGATCGCCAACGTCAAGACGCTGCTGCTTATGTCGATCGGCGCCGTTGCCGGACTCGTCGCCGGTGCTATTCCGGGCTTCACCATCGCCATGGCTGTGGTGTTGACGCTGCCATTCACCTTCGGCATGCCACCCGAACAGGGGCTCGCCACGATGATCGGCGTCTTCGTCGGCGGACTTTCGGGCGGGCTGATGTCCGGTATCTTGATCGGCGTTCCGGGAACGCCGTCGTCGATAGCGACGGTCTTTGACGGCTTCCCGATGGCCCGCAAGGGACGGCCGGGCTATGCGCTCGGCCTCGGCGTCTGGTCGTCGTTCGCAGGCGGCTTGATTTCCGCGGTCGTCTTGATCGTGCTTGCGCCTCAGCTTGCTCGCATAGGGCTCGAATTCCAGCCCTGGGACTATTTTTCACTGGTCTTGTTCGCGCTGACGATCACTGTCAGCCTGGCCGGTGC